TCGGCTGTTAGTGGTCATAAGTTTATGAACGACCTTGCTAACATTTAAAAGTATTTTTAAGTCGGTTTTTTGTGATTATCCGACTATCGCATGTTTACTGCTTATGCCTGCGTGTTGTTAGGCTACTGCGCTTCTACAAAATGAGAAAACCCCCATCTGTCGGGGTCCTGCAAAAGATTGACAAAATGGGGGTTATTAAGTTTTTACCTTAACAAGGCAAATATAAACAAAATAATCAAAAATGCTAAAGGAACTTCGCAGGACCCTAAAGTAATGTAAAGATACAAAAAAAATAGCAATTTAAAAAAGGTGTGTACACCATTTTTACTATATAATTTAATGATGGTAAATTTATATCGTGAAGTGGACTTATACCCCCAATCCCGAAGCTGAAATACCTGTAATGCTAATAGACAAGCATATTGGTAAAGATGAGAATGGCGAAAATGGAATAATGGGTGATGTTTTTTTGAGGGAACTTTTGGAACTTGAAAAAATGGGTAAAGAAGGAGTTGATGTTTGGGTGAATAGTGCAGGTGGGGCAGTTCTTGATGGTTGGAATATATATAGCGGATTGACAAAATCCAAAATGAATATCACAACCATAAACATAGGGATAGCAGCAAGTACGGCAGGATGGATCTTTGAGGCTGGAAAAAAGCGGGTAATGATGGATTATGCAATAATGATGGTGCATAACCCACATGGCAGCGAAGATGGGATGGATGAAATCACAGAAAGCATATCCATAATGCTGGCAGCTAAAAGCAACCAAACGGTAGAACACATTAGAGGGTTGATGGATGCCACCACATTTATGACTGCCGAAGAGGCTTACGCCAAAGGGATGTGTGATGAGGTGAAATTATCCAAAGAAATTGATGAAATAAAGACTTTTAATAAGTACGAAGGAGTAGTTGAAAAATGGGGCGCAGCTAATTTAATTTTAAATAAGTTATTACAAAAAAACAATAAAATGAGCGAAGTAGCAAATGTTGTAAATCAGATGGATGACAAGAAAGATGCCACTATCATACCTGAGCAGAAACACAACGATATGGATGATACAGCTAATAAAGATGGTGATTGCCGTAACGATGATGACCAGGCACTTGACAAATCTAATAGCTATGACGATTTAAAGAATCAGTATGATGACCTTATGAAAAAGTATAAGGAAATATCTGATAGCTTTGAAACTTTGAAAAAGGAAAGGGAGTCAGCGGCTCGTAGTAAGGCTGATGATGAAATGAAAAATATTCTTGATGCAGCCGTTTCTCTTGGCAAAATAACGCAGGAAAGCGTTGGTTCGTGGAAAAATACTGCAAAGAAAATAGGTGCTGTTGAAACTAAAAAGTTGATTGACGAACTTCCTGTAAATATCAAAAGCCCAATATCAAATGTTGCTGATGTGAAAAATATTACACAAAAAGTTCCAATTGACGTTGCTTCATGGCGCAAATCTTTAACTAACAAAAAATAAATAACAATTAAAAGAATAGACTATGTCTTTACAAATTAATGACGTCTCGTATGCTGGTAAATTCGCAAGTCAATATTGGACGCCTGCGTTTTACGGAATGGACACTCTTAAAAAGGGGGTTGTCAATGTGATAGATAATATCAAAAAGAAAATAAACATTGGTAATATAGATTTTGCAGGCGGGTTGCAGCCACGTCAGGCTACCCCTACTACTCCACTTGGCACATGGACTGTGGACAAAAAATATCTTGAGCCACAGGATGCCATGCTTTATAGCATTTTCAATCCTCGTGACCTTGAAGCGCATTGGGAAAGTGAGAACCTGAGCGAGTTGCTGCTTGAACGCCAGTTGCCCGCCAGCTTTGAAAGCTATGTTATCTATACGATGATGAGCCGTACATTTGAAAAAATGGAAACTGGCTGGTGGATGTCATCTAAGAATTATCAGGCTATCACCGACCCATTAGACGCACGTTACTATCTTCAGTTCTTCAACGGCTATATATCACAGCTTGTATCTGATGCAACTGTGCAAAATGTTGCAGGTGCGGTTACGCTTACTAATGCAAACGTTGGTGCTGCTCTTGATGCCCTTATAAACATTATCACGTTGAATAAAAAGGCGCTTATAACAAGCACCAATAAGTATAACAGGATGAAGTTTGTGATGTCTCCTTTGACTGAACTTCTTTATAACCAATATTTGACTACTGGTACTGTTTATAAGGGTATAGATTATTCTACAAAAGGCACTCCATCATGGAAGGGTTATGAAGTGGTATCTCTTGCTGGTTTCCCTGATAACACAATTATCTTTGCTGAGGCTCTGCCAAGTTTTGATGGTGCGTTCCACATTGGTCTGAACAGCGCAAGTGATGAGAACACGCTTCTAATGGCTCGTACAAGGAATATGGATGAAACATTCTTTGTAAAGGCTCTGATGAAAATGGATGTTCAGTATAAGTATGGTAATGAAATTGCAATGTACACAACTTTAACAGCAGCAAACTTTATAGTATAATATGAAACAACTAATAACTTTAGTGGCTTTTATAGCCCTCGGATTTAGCGCAAATGCGCAGTTTAGGACAACCCGCCAGGCATACTTTGGTGTGCAGGATGCAAGTGTTACCGGGTATAAAACAATAACCGTTAGCGACACAGCAGGTGCTACTGTTGATACAATCAGGATTCGCCCTGCATCGTCTATCACAGACCTGAATTATGTAACAACAGATAGTGCAGCTATAAATCTGTATTCTCTTGCAAGTTGTTATAAAGGTGATGAAATTCATTTTTGGGTTACAAATGGCGGCTTTACAAATGCTCTTTATCTTACAGGTAGTTTTGTTTTCTCAACAGGTACCGGTAGAATTGCTCTAACTGCAAACAAATCTTCAATGATTGCATTTAGGTTTGATGGAGTGAAATTTGTAGAAATTGACCGTGTTTTAAATTATTAAAATGAATGTTTATAGTGATGATTTAAAAGGTACACTTGTTTCTAATCCCAAATTAGAGCAAGTGTACTTTTTGGAAGACGGCACACATATTTTTACTGCTCACAAATGTGAAAAAACAGATAAACTATATGCGAGATTAGAAGCCCAAATTATTCCTAGCGGTAATTTAGTGGTAGTTAACAGCGTGTTTGTCGGCATCAAAGGATTGGAGGTGATACAGACTATCAGCCGAGATGAGATTTTAAACGGCAATATTGTGGAGCAACAGCCACAAGAACAGCCACAAGAGCAATCAAAGAAAAACAAAAGAAAATAATTCATGGCACGTTCATCAGTTCAAATAATTTTAGGGCAAGGACAAACAGGGCAACAGCCAGCAGGAACAGACTTCATTAGTGGTCTGCAACTTTATGGTACTGCACCTGGTTCTTTTGCTACTACTGCTTGTCAGGCTGTTTATTCAGTTGCCGATGCAGAAGCTAAGGGTATTACAAATAACTATTCTGATGAAACTCAGGCAATAGGGATAGTAACAATAGGTGGTATTCCTGCGGCAGGTGATACACTAGCAATAACAGTTACTGAGCCTAAGCCAAATGGTCTAACAACTATTGTAAGTTTAGGAACAGGTACAGCCCCTGCTACGCCAACGGTAACTACTTATGCAGCAGCGGTTGTAGTAGTTATAAATGCAGGCACATATTCTCATGGTTATAGTGCAACTAATACGGCAGGAGCGATATTTATAACTGCTAGAAAAGGCACAGGTGTAAGTCTTAATACAGGCAGCCCAATAGCAATTGTAGGTGTAACGACAGCTACGGCTACATATGGTATTACTCAGCAGTTTGGAACAGGTAGCGGAGGTGCAACAGCAGGTGTTTATTCTAAAAAGGCTATATGGCGTTATCATATCTCTGAATATTTCCGTCAGCAGCCTAATGGTAAGCTGTGGGTTCAGTTCACATCTACACCATCAAGTACATTTGCCGAGGTAACTACTTTGCAGAATGTAGCAAATGGGGAATGTAAGCAGATAGCAGTCTATGACCCAACAGTTACGAGTGCAAGTGCATTTACATCTAACATGACAAAGCTGAATACACAGGCTATTGGATTGTTTGGAGTGTATGTACCATGTGTCATTGTATATGCGCCAAATGTCGCAGCAATAACCGATTTAAGCACATTGGCTAATCAGCAAGCATATAGCAACAACTATGTATCACCTATTATTGTTCAGGATGGCAATGCTGTAGGTGCTGGATTGTATGTAACTTCGGGTATATCAATAAGTGCGGTAGGTTGTGTGTTGGGTACAATAAGTACAGCGGCAGTATCTCAAAATATCGGTGAAATAGGCGCATTTAATCTTACAGATGGCACTGAATTAGCTGTACCGGCTTTCTCTAATGGTACACTAGTGAGCGCATTATCTTCTAATCTGCTTGACCAATTGGATGCTTACCGATACATATTTGCTACGACAATAGCTAATTATACGGGTACTTACTTTAATAATGACTGGTCTGCTATTGTTCAGACAAGTGATTATCTTCGTATCAGCAGGAACAGGACAATTAATAAAGCTGCAAGAGGTTTGTATCAAGGCGTTATACCTTTGCTTAAATCACGTTTGCTTGTAAATGCAGATGGGACATTGACAGAACTTACTATCCAGCAGTTCAAAGGGGCGGCTTTACCGTACATGAACCAAATGGTAGCTAATGGAGATATAAGTGCTGTTGCCATTATCATCAATCCCAATCAAAATGTGGTAACTACAAATACAATAACAATAGGTGTTAAGATCGTTCCTGTTGGCATTGCAGATTTCATAAATATACAATTAGGTTTCGCAGTTAAAATTTAATAAATGAACACATCATTTTCAGCAATAGCAAATGTAGGCGGAGTTAGTTACAGTAGTGCTAATGTCAATGTCCTGCTTTCATCAGTACCTTTGATTTTTGTGCGTTCAATTTCTTACGACAAAAAAAGAGATGTAAAAAACAACTATGCTCTCGGTGCTGAGCCTGTAAGTATTGGCTATGGTATGGTAACTTATACTGATGGCACTTTGGAGATAGCTATGGATGATTGGAAACGTATCATACAAGGCGCACCAAAAGGAGACCCTACTTTGATACCACCATTTGTTATACAGGTTACATGGGCGCCTGATGCTACCAATATTAAGACTACTACTGATACTTTGCTTAATTGCCGTTTTTTACAGGATGGGCAGGATGTAAAGCAGGGTGATACTATTCACTACAAATCTTATTCCTTTGCTTATGCAGGGATGAATCGTATTTAACAATTAAAAACAACACACATGACACCACAAGAACAAGCAGTAAGTATAGGTGAGAGCCTAAAGTGTAAAGTACATCCGATTGTATTTAAGGTACAGAGTGGGGGTGTAGAGGAAGAAGTTGCGGGTTATATTCGTAATCCTGATTTGGCTACAAAATTAAGGTTGGTTGACCTTATCAACAATGGTTCTGCCATTGTAGGTAGTTCAAATGCTTTAGAAAGTTTGCTGATTAAGGATTATAGTGATAAGCGTATTGTTGACAAGCATATAGAAGAAAATGAAAAGTTTTGGATAGGTGCATGTTATGCTATGTTGGGAATGATTGAGGTTGCCTACCCTGACCTTAAAAAAAAATAGAAGACTACAAGATTGACGATGAAACCGAGGGCTGGGCTGTATGGCTCGCCCTCTTGTCGTATTATAACGGTTTCCACGACAATATTGATGATTGGGATGATGACAGGTTGATTAAGTCTGTTGAGAGGTTAAAATGCAGTATGCGAGTTTTAGGTTTAATGAAAAAATGATATGGCTGATATAGGAGTACGGTATGTCCTTACCTTACAGGATTTAGCGAGTAATCAGTTTAGAATTGCCGAGCAAAATGCGCAGCGATTAGAGGGTAGTATATCTAGCTTGAATAATACTTTAAGAAGTACGGCTTCTGCATTTGGTGTTGGTCTTGGGCTACATTCTTTAGTTGAATTTGGCAAGAGTGTTATTGAAACTACTGCCCAATTAGAAGGGTATCAAAATCTAATTAAATTTAGTAGTAGAGATATTACAGAAGCCACTAAAAATCAAGAAGAATTAAACAAAGTTGTATCTAATTATAAATTACCATTAATTGAAGTTACAGACCAATATAGTAGATTTTTAGCTGCTGTTAAAGGTACAAGTATAGAAGGTGAGCAAGCTAGGAAAACATTTGACGATATGGCATTAACGCTTGGCGTAATGCACTTACCTGCTGAGAGGGCAGGTCGGGCTTTATATGCTGTGCAAGAAATGTTTTCGGAAGGTCGTGTTCAAACAAGACATTTTGTAAGACAATTGGCTGCGGCACTTCCAGGTTCTTTGGAAGTAGCTGCTGAAACATTAGGAGTTAGCATTCCTGAATTTATGCACAAACTTGCTGCCAAAGCGGGTAGTGGGCATGAAATCTATGCAGCAGATTTTTTGCCTAAGTTTTTTGAGAATTTCAGAAAGCAAATGGAAGGTAATTTGCCTGTTGCTTTACAATCTTTTACTTCGCAAATAAATGATTTATCAAATGCTTGGTTAAAAGCTAAAGAATCAATAGGGGAAGAATTTAAGCCTGAATTTACCGAATTGATAAATAAACTTAAAGAAGGTGCTAAATGGGTAAAAGAAAATAAGG